TTCTTGTCCTCCACCTCAAGTGTGGCAGTGTTCAAAATCGTCTGAGTGCCGTTGACTGTTAGCGTCCCACTCAATGTGAGGTCAGCACCAGTTGCACCTGCTGCAAGGGCATTAGCAGTTAAAGCAGTGGTTGCTGTAGTCGCAGTGGTTGCTGTAGTTGCATTAGCAACGGCAGTTACTCCTGTTTCTATGTTATTGACATCTCCAGCAAGAGCATTAATCTCTAACCTCTGCTGTTCTATTGTGAATGATGATAATACGTTTCTTAATGGCATGATGGGGATCCTTTAGTATGATGCTACAGCCCGTAGATCTTGGATCTTCGGTACAAATGCAGGGTTATTTGATTTCATTACGACCTTAATGGCAAATGATGAGAACTCAGGAAGGTTATCAATACTATATGATAATTCTTGATATGAAGATTGCTTCTCTGTGATTCCACTAATAGAATTCTCAGCAGTTGCAATTACATCAACATCTGGTGAACCATCATCATTGAAATATACCCATTCAATATCTTCAAAATTCTCTTGTGAAGAAGATTTTTTAATCCTATATAGGACTCCAATATTTCCAACATCATTAGTATTAGCAGTTAATTTGACATTAACAGAAGTTGCAGGATTCTGTATACCAATTTCTTTAGTTACATACTTAGCAAGAGTTGAACTATTTTTTGATTTTATATCAGAGGTATAATCTATTCCATTTGTATAAGATACTTTAGATATCTCAACAAAATCTGCTTCCGATTCATCTTGACCTTCCCACGAGATATAATCACCTACACGGAATATATCATCAACTTGTGTAGCTGTTCTTATAAAATTATTTCCCTGAGTAATTGAACTTGTATAATCATTATCAATAGGTTGTTTCTGATTTGATAATGTTAATTGTTGCTCCTCAACATTCCAAATGATTACTGTTCCAGAAATTTTATCTGTGTATTTTACAGATGAATCAGATGGATATCTTCCAGTAATTGTTATTACTGGTGATAAAGTATTAGGTATTTGTGGTATTACTTCAGATATGCTTCCAAAAGCAACAGTAACACCATTACCAGCACCAGATTGAGATGTAAATGTGTCTGTAGAGAAGACAACTTTCTCACCAGGAGCAAATGAATTTACTGTACTTAATTTAACCCAGATAGTTGTTCCAGTAACTTTAACAATATCTCCAGAAGCTTTTGTAGTTTGTCCAGTTAAAGTCTGTCTTGTTGTTGATGGGGATGTGATAGATTCTCCAGCACCAGTATCAATACCATCTAACTGGAACGTATATACTTTTTTAAATTCTAATATTTGATCTCTACGACCAAATCTAGACTCACTACCAGATGCATTTTCAATTCTATTAGTAATTGTTTTAACAGAAGATCTAGACAAATCAACCAATGGTGATAAATGAGAAACAGTACTTGAAAGATCAAGTTTATATGTTAATGACCTATCAATATTATTAACTGTTTCATTAATTCTAGAAGCAATTACCTTTTGATTGATAAAGAAGAAATCTTCATTTAAGAAAGTCTTTTCATATTCAGATTGTGTATATGATGTATATGTACCAATATTGTCATCTATAGGTGAAATATTAGTTGTCTTAATAGAAGAATCAATCTTAGTTTCACTGAAAGAAATACTAGGAACAATCGCATGTAATTTTTCAAACTTTCTATTATAAGATGCTAGTACACCTGTACCACCACCAAATGCATTTGCTGTAGCTCTGTTGGTTGAAGTAATATTATAACTATCAATTCCAACATTATTCACTTGGAACAATCCTGAATTTAACTGAGAAGATGTTACTCCACCAGTAGATTCTGCTCCTTTAAAGAATACATGTGAAGTACCATCAGTACTAAATCCATTATCATAATGATTTATTTTAACAATAAAACTATTATTTTTGAATAAATCAGATGTGGCATTTGTATCAGATAAAGCATTAGTTTCAATTGAATCTAAACCAAGATGCTCATAACCAAGATCTTCATTAGTTAAATGCAATATTCCTGTTCTAGAAACATCAAATTCAGCACGATACATCTTAAATTTAAGATCTTCAAATAAATCTTCTGTCCAACCAGTAGCTGTTTTAAAGAGAGATCCTAAAGAAGGTTGTGTTGTAACAGTTGTGCTAGTAGCAATATCTATTTCACCCAACTTAGAAGACCATGCAAGATAATCTGTTGAATCTGTTTCAAGAACAAGAGCATACTCAGTATCATTTTGTAAATAAACAGGATAATCAAACTTGAAGTTAGTTGGAACAGTTGAATTTGTTATTCCATCTTGATCAATAGCGACACCCATACGAACTGCTGGTGTATTAATATCAACTATAGAAGTAATCTCTGCTCCTGAATTACCAGTACCTGTTCCTCTAACAACAACAGAAGGAGGTTCTGTATATTCAGAACCTATAGAAATTAATTCTGAATGATATACTTTACCACCAGAAACTCTAACAGTTCCAGTTGCAGTTCCTCCACCAGGAAGTTGAGGACTCTCAATAGTTAACAAAGCTGTATCATAACTAGAACCTGTATTAGTAATACGAAGTTCTGAAATAGAACCAGAATCTTTTGCTATCTTAAGAGATAGTGTTGTATTATTTTCGTTATTAGATGCAATTAATGATGGTATAGATAGAACTTCGTCTTGTAAGAAAGACGTACCATTATTATTAGCAAGAGCTAATGTATAAACCTGATCATTATTTAAAGTGAATAATCCAACAGAAGATACAGTAACTTCAACATTATTCTTATCATATACTTTTGATACTGGACCAAAAGCACCAGAAGTTGATCCTGTTACAATTTCATCCTTTGTGATGTAAAGAGTATCACTAGCAACGACTCTTAGATATGTTTCTGGAGAAATAACTTTTTGTGTTCCTGGAAGTATATTCTTACCTGGTTTACCATTTTGAATATCAGTTATGTAAACTCTAATAGGAATATTAGCACTCTTCTGTGCAAAGAATATATCAACTCCAGTAGTAAATAAACCACCATCAAAATTCTCAATCTTAATTGTTTGAGCAAGTGGATTTGGTTTGAATGGAATTGATGTAGTGCTATTAGTTACTTGTTTACCTTCGTTAGCTTTAAAGTATGAAGGAGTAGTAGATATAATAGAAACAGGATTTTCTGGTAATAACCCAGTAGCATAATATTTTGTTTCAGCAAAACTTTCTACACTATCTTTAGATGCATTTGAAGAACTTGATGTAAATCTTATTGTCAAAGTTCCTGTAGTGAATCTTATTTCATCACCTTCAGTATCATAAACAACATCATCAATATTACCATTCCAAACAGCATTTTCTCTTGGTGGTTTACCAGCAGGAACTAATATCACTCCACTAGCATTACCATTATCATCTGTTTTTATTGTATTATTGAAAGTAGTTAAAGAGCTACCTGCAATTCCACTATAATTTAAATCAGGATTTACCCAACGAGCAATATTTTTACCTTCCATGAATACATGGATAATAGTATTTGGTTTAAGTCTATTAATTTTAAACTTAATAGGTACGGTTCTAGCAAAGAAAGATAAAGATGTAGCAACTACACTAGTACCAACTCCTCTTGTATTAATACCTTTACCAACTTCATTGTTTTGTAAACTAACATTTGATGAACTAGAAACAGAAGCATCAGTAACTCTAGCATCAGCAACATTATTATTAACATCACCAAAAGATCCTATATTAAAGAATGCTTTATTAGCTCCAATCCAATTAATCTTATATGAATTATAAAGACTTGAGAATGCATCTCTAATCTCATTCTTAGCAAGGAAGATAGAATAAAGATTGGTATTATTATCTTTAACAAGAGGTGCTACACTAGTATCATACCAAGAATCTGTGCTAGGACTAATAAATGAATCTCCAACATATTGAATAACAACAAATGGGTTAGGATTTATAGTTTTAGTAGCAAAGTCATTTCCAAGTAATTCTAATTCAGTATATGGAAGAGTAATACGATCTCCTGTTCTCTTATATCCAGAAATGGATCTTTGATCATCTCTAGTATTAACTTCTTCTAACTTAAATGAATCCTCTTTAGATTGTGGTCTTAAAACAGACTGCTGTGTATCAACAGAACACTTATAATCAAGAGACTGAAGAGATCCTATACTATGAGTTTCAAAGTTATCAACTATAAAACCACTCTTAAATTTCGTCAGACCTACACTATCAGTGATCTGCATATTCAATGCTTGCTGCTCAAGTATGCTTAATGTTGTGTAATATTCTAATCTCTCAATACGTTTTTCAAGCTTACCAATGTCACGCATTGTATAACGCTTGTTATCAACAGGAACAATCTTTACATCCTTATTAGATGTTGTAAAAGCAGGTACATAAACATAATATAGTGGCATAGAGTCACTTATTAAATCTGGTTTAGATGGATTTAATGAAGAATTACCTTCCTTAATAATAAACTGACCACTCTTATTCAAGAATACAGCATCAATTCTATCAAGATATTGAGATTGTGAAAAACCAAAAGTATATTCTAAATTAGAATCGGGTGCAGGAGTACTACAAACAATACCACCAGCACCAGTAAATGATCTTGTATTACTAGCAGATAGTAATGATGTATTTAAGAAACCAGATATAATAGCATCATTATCAACTTTAGGTCTAAAATCAAGAACATCACTTAAAGATACTTTACCTATTGCTGGAGAATTATAAGAAGGAATCTCTTCTGGACCAACACCTGCTTCATGTAAATAAGAATCAACCGTACAGAAATCTCCAGAGGTGTGATCAAAATAATCAAAAGCAATCAATAATTTACCAGATGGAACATCATATCCAGGTTTTAATATAATTCGTGAAACATCGTAGATTGTGTCTCTCTGTCCATCATCAAATGTATATCTTGATGTAACATCAGTACCAGTAATAAGATTACCATTCTTATCTGCAACAGGAGCTTCTGTTATAGATCCTTCATAAACATATTTAAGTTTATATGCATCAGCATAACTATATGTTTCAATTGCATCAGTATCATAATCCCTTCCACGGAAAGGAATAATAGTATCACCAATAGAATCAATAATAATTCTCTTATCAATAATTGCTGTTTTAAGTCTTGGTTTTGCTTTACTTACTTCCAATGTAGCAGTAAGCTTTAATTTTGGATAATTTGTATACGAACCAGTTCCACCAAAATAAGTAGAAGGAAGATCCAATCTTACACTACCAGCAGTTAATCCAGTTGCAGAATCAGTTGATGACTCAATAACAACTTGTTCTGAAGTAACATATACAATATCACCTTTAGAAACATCGGGAGCATCACCTGGATCAAGAATAGTAACTAAGAAATTACTTTCACTAAATGAAACAAATCTCTGAGTACCAAATGGTAAAGGAGCAGAAAATGTAATTTTACCAGAACCACCAACACCTTGTGCAATAAAATCTCTTCTAAGATAATACTTAATCTTAGAATCTTCACTATTAGCTACAATTGAACTAACTTGATTAGTTCCTGTTTTATATAAAAGAGAACCTTGATTAAAATTATCAATTGATGGACGTACTCTTACAACACTAGCATTAACAACAGGAGAAGCAAGAGAAGAATCCAAATAAATTCTAGACTTTAATACACCATCAGATCTTGTTCCTCTTTGTACTATAGAACGTATTACATTATTTGCAGAATCAGTAAACTGTATCAAATCACCTTGCTGAATAAATGTAGTTGAATCTCCACCAAATCCATTACATTCAATGTATTTTCTTCCTTGTTCTCCACTAAAAGTGAAGTCAGTAACAGATACTATTTCAGAATACTTCTGCTTATTTAAATCAACATCAGAAGTGAATACATGGGTGTTAGCACCACCAGCACCAAATTCAGAATATAATGACTTAACATTTTGTGGTGTATAAGTTGTTACTGCGTTCCTAATCAAAACTGGAACCACAACAGCAGCAGCAGGTGTTCCTCCAGCAGCTGCTTGTTCTACAGTGACAACTGGTGGTTGTGCATACTGAATAGAAACACCAGCTCTATTTTTTATAGTAGCATTAACTATACCACCACCACTACTAAGAAGTAGTTCAATCTTAGATCCATCGTATTCAACACCATTAATTCTAAGAGTAGTTCCTGTTACATAATCTTGTCCTCTTTTAGGAACAATGAAATGAGAAATAGTATTGTCTTTTGCAATTCTTAAAGTATTATTTGATTCATCTTTAATAGTTTCACCCGATTTAAATGTTCCAAATAAAGTCTTGACCATTAAGGTCTTATGTGATGTATATTTGGTACTAGAAGATCCTTCTACAACACCATAAGCACCACTATCAAGACCATAAACATATTGTCCAGGAGTAAAACTATCTACTACTGTTATTGGTTCATCAAGAATAATTTTAGTGAAGAATTGAGGATCAAAATAAGAAAATCCAAACGTAGTATTGTAAGATGGATTTCCTTGAGAAGTTCTTCCTTTTGAAATAACTACATCAGTATCTGGATTAAAACCATCTCCTTTTTCAATAAATGTAAAATTACTTGGTTTTGCTGTTCCTATTACTGGGGTAACTGTTTCATTATAATCAACTATTCTACCAAAAGGTGTTGCAGATACTGCTTCAGCATCTGCTTTAGTTCTAAAGAATTGTCTGAATAAATCAGCTGACCCTGTATCATACTCTAAAAGATATTCATCAAGGATATCTTTCTCACCAGTAACAGTTAATTCAAGGTAAGTAACACTAGTAGAAGAATTAGCATCCATTAAGCTAACTTCAGAATATCCAATAACATCAACCTTTGCTGCTATGGCACTAGAAGTTGCTGTAGATCTTGATTTTGTAATCCACAATCCAGTTAATGAAATATGATGTAATCTTTTATCAAAATTATCTGTAACTACTGGAGTTGAACTTGTTATATCTAAATTATTTAAATCTATTGAAGGATCAATATTAACATATATTGTTTTGACTGCTGTGTTTATATCAAACAGTTGTCCTCTACGAGATATAGTTTGTTTTTTATCTGTATCTAATTCACTTCCATTTAATCCAACACTTCCATCACTAAAAGTTGATGTTAAAAATACATTTGGGTAAGCAATAAGATCCGCACCTTCAGAATTTAAAGGAACACTACCCCAAGTATTTGTAATCTTATATGTTGGAAGACCTGTTGTTTTTAAACGTATATCGTCCCTACCAAGTGTTTCTCTTGCTTTATCAATAGGAAGATATTTTGTTTCTGTATTAACAATCTCAAAACCTTTAACGTAAGCTTTACCAGGTCCAATACTTGCTACTAATTTATTCTTAGCATCATTGGGTGATAATCCATTTACTGTTCCAATATCATCAAGAGAATATACTCCAAGATTTCCATCTTGTTGATAATACTCCCTTACATCCAAAGAGAAATTATCAACAACATAATCACCAGACTCATCATAAGTTCTTCTAGCAAGAGTATTCTCTAACAGATTGTAGTCCGTTTGTACTACTTGACTTTGTACAGAACCTCTCTTGATTGATAATAATTGAATGAAATTCTTATCAGTAATTTCATTCAACGAATACTTAACTAATTGGAGATCTATTTTTAATCTATTTGCTCCAGGAGAACTATAATTACTAGATCCTATTGCATTATCATACAATGATGCGTCTTCTTCAGAAGTTATAACACTTTCTAAAATCTTAAATCCTACCTTAGCAGAAGGAGAATTATAATACTTATCAACTATTAATAATTGTTCTGCTGTTCTAACAAAATGTCCATTTACAAAGTAAATACCTTCTTCTACTTTAACAGCAGAAGCATAACCCATTGCAGGACTCTCTAACGAGGTTGTTTCGCCTGTATCAGGATTAGTAATAGAAATACTAGTAGGAAGTACACTACCATCGGTTCCAACCACTAGGAGTGGTGTATTAACGCCATCTACGACCTCTAGGGTCTCACCTTGTCGGAATGTATCCTCATTACCTGCATCACCACTATTTGTATAATTTACAAATATAATATCAGAAGTAGTTTCTGTAGCTATATCAGATTCAACTACAATACCAGTAACACCAGAAGTTAATCCTTTTAAAGATTGACCTTTTAATTGTGTAATATCATACTTCTTATAAACTATCTTTCCATCCTGATTTATAGGTATCTCAGATACGGATGATAATTTAACAAAATTAAGTTTGTTATTAAATCCAACTTCTCCTGGTATTACCAGCTCACCTTGCTTAAAAGCATATTTACCAAAACTTTCAATTTGATTTTGCAGGATAGACTGTAACTGGGTTAACTCCCTCGCTTGGATTGAGTATCCAGGGCGAAAGAGCACCTTGTAGAAGTTCTTATCCTGTGAAAAATCATCGTAGTATGGAGCTACATTTAGGTTAGTCTTCTGAGGCATCTCACTTTATCTCTAGTTTTTGGGGATAAGAATCAGAATTCAATTACAAGTTTAATGTCCTCAATCTGGTCAGGAGCACGTGTAATCTGTCTTCTATTCTCTATGTATACTATATCTCCAGAGTTGGGTTCAATCTCAGGATTTGAAAGACCTTCTACGAATGAAATATCAGTAACAACGACAGGTGTTCCTACAGTACCCGTTGCTGTATCAACGGTTCCAGAAGCAGTAGAAGTAGCACCAACTATAGCAACAGTAGCATCTGCTGCAAATGCATGTACTTTACCACCACTAGTATGAACATCTGGAGACTGATAATATTTTAGAATGCCATCAGTAGAATCCCAAGATACGACAGTACCTTTAGATGTACCACCTGCATTAGCCTGTGAGATAACTTCATCAACAACATAATCTGCTGTGTGGTTATTGATCTTGACAACATGTGTTCCACGTACTGTTAAACTAGTTGCCTTAGCAGCTGTTCCCCAAGTAGTTGGATCTTGAATAATACCAATTCTACGGAAATCATTATCCACAGGGAAATCACCTTGTCCTTCATCATAAGTCAATCTAATGTTTGTCATCACTCTCTTACCAAAGAGTTCTGCATCAGCATTAGAACCATGTCCACCTTCAGGTGATATAACTGCTTCTATAGAACCTGTTGAAGAAGCATTAACAGTACCTACAGCAGCAGTTGCAGCTGCATCAGTAAATACATTACCCTGTTCCAACAATACATTACCATAAGTATATCCACTACCTGCTGCCTCAACTGAAGCACCAGTTATAGTACCAGATCCATCTGTAGTGAACTTAACTATTCCACCTGTACCATCACCAATGATTTTTGAATAATAAGTATTTGACGAAGGAAGACCAGCACCAGCATCTTTAACTACTGCTACATGAATTCCACCATCAACTGCTAAACCTTCAACAGCAACTCTTGATGTCTCACCTGAAGCAGCAATTGGTAAGAAATCTGTTGATAAGAAAGCAAGAACATCACCTGTAGGTAGAGTGAATAAATGCTTCCAAATATAATTTCCATTTTCTGAGATGAATACTCCATTTGCAAATGTACCTTGACCAGCAGTAGGATTACTCTTTGGTTCGTCTACAACATTAACACCAGTTGGATTAGCAGGTGATTCACCATTATACAAGCACTTAAATACTTCATATGTGTTATTCATAACATAGAATTTAGCACTTGTTAGTCCATTATTTCCAAGAGCAGTTTGCTTACCTACAGATCCACCACCAGCAGGAGTTGCTGAATAGTTAGGTCTATACATATCAAACTTAGGATTTACTTGAGTATTCCAGTTGTAACGAGGAATAACAAGACGAGCAGCATCAGAATTGATTCGTTTGGCAGCAATTAATTCATTATAAACTGATTGCTTCTCAATTTGATTATCTAAAGGCAATGGTGGAATTTCTTCCGTGGCATATCTGTATATACTAGAGACTCCAGTTGCGGTTGAAGTACCACCAGTAATGGTAGTTCCCCATGAAGGAGTTGTAGTAGAAGTAGGAAGAACATTAGAACAGAGTAAACTGTTAGCGTGTACTTCCGCTACTGTTGCACTCCATCCACCGCCACTGACGGTTTCTCCTACTTGGAAAGTACCACTGATATTGTGTAGTTCTATGTAAACATCCCACTTTGAGGATCTTCCAACGAAGAAATACATATTGGTTGCTTCCGCTTCACCAAGTGATTCTAAGAATTGCTTCGCATTGAAGATTCTAAATTTTTCTGAAATAATAGCTGCCATAGCACTGAGCTCTTGTTGTTAAGACGAATCTGGTTTATTTATATAATTTAATTAGGCGTTTCTTAGATAAGATCCCACAGGATGCTCTTCTATAATAGAACCAGCAAATCCTCTTTGACATCCTAAGAAACGATCAGTCAATTTATTACTATAATATATTTTTTCTTTTCCAATGGAAATAACTCCAGAAGAAGGGAATAACCTAGTACTAGCATAGATTACACCACCATTTCTAACAAATCCACCTTGAAATTCAGATGGTAGATTATCAACTTCTAGTTGACTTAGATAATTATTAATAGTTGGATAACCTATATTAAACGAATATCCATCATCTGCCCAACCAGAGTAAGCATTTGCGGAAAATTGTAATAGATTGAATCCATACCTATCAAATTCTTCAATAGTATATTCTGATACGGAATGACCTGCTGGTGATAAAATATCTCCTGTACTCATAAACTTAGCACCCTCCCATTGGAAGAATGAAGGTCTCATTGTCATATTCTCTAAACGAGGTGGTTTTACAAATCCACGATGATCAACGAATCCTAATTGATATGTATAACGCTTTTCATCAGGATTTCCTGGATGACCAGGAGGAAAACCTGGTCCTGGACCTGGGCCTGGACCTGGGCCAGGTGGTACTGTTATAATACCCTTCGTGGTTACCCAAACAAAAGGTTTAAACATACGTGCATCATAAGCACCAAGTTCTAAAATACTTGTTCCTTGTGATGTATGTGATATATCTGGAAGTCTTACAGAATCAACTACTGTTGGGAAATACCTATTAACTTCAAGTGTTTTTCCATCAGGAGAAGGTACATCCAATCTTCTATTAATAAATTCAGTAATTTGAATATGATTAGAAGAAGCTAATGAAGAACGTACATATCCGTCTGGATCTTTATCACCAGGAAGGTTTGGATCAAGTGGAATTGGAGAAACAGGATCAGTTCCTCTAATAGGAGTAATATCAACAGGAATAATCGTTCCTGGGAACGTATTGTATAGTAACTCAGTTTCTACCTTTATATTAATTAAACTATCAATTTTTCTTCCACGTTGTTTAATAAGATCATATTGTCTTGCAGTAACAACTGTTGGAGCCGTAGTATAACCAGAACCAGAATTTGTTAATACTATATCAACAATCTCACCGTCACATACAATAACCTCAGCTCTTGCTCCACCACCTTTCTGATCTGTAGGGATGAAATGTAATATTGGTGTAGTATCATAACCCTTGGCATCACTACGTTTTTCAACTTGATTTTGTGCATTGTAAGTAGTCTTATTCCAAGTAATAGAAGATACTTCACCATTAGTCACTTGACAGGTAACTGAAAGACCTTCTCCTCTTCTATTACCAATATAATCTGTAGTAAAACAAGATCCAAAGAAATTATTTGATACCTCATCACCAGAATTATAAGTTTTAGGACTTACGTACTGAGGAAGTTCTTTTATAGTTCTATAATTATCTTCACCATGTATTCTAATAGAATCTCCAGCAATTAAGTTAGCACTACCTCTATGTTTTTCATAGAAAGACTTATCTGCTTTCTTAGATCCATATAACCATCTAGCAGAATTTCTCTGCATTCTATAATCATTATAACTGTTTCTTACTACTGAAATTGTATTAGTTGTTCCTGTTAATTCATACTCATCATTGAAATCTTCCGCACCAAAGAAATTATCTGTACCAGAGAAGAATATTGATGATCCATCCATTGCAGGATTATTACCAGAAAGATTAATAATCAATTTCTGATTAGTTGTAGTGTATGTCTTTACATTACCTATAAAGACCTTTTCTCCATTTATCTTTTGATATGCTACTTGATGATCATCGTGTGATAAACCAAACCACTTCTTCCAAGCAGCAAAATCGTTAGTAGATCCAGCATCACAAGTCAATAGAATCTCATTATAATACTCATTAGACTCAAAATCATAAAGACTAACAGAAGAATCTAAATCTCTTCCATAAAGAACAATCATTTCAACATTATTACCTTTGTAAATCTTTCTGTTAAAAGTAATAGTAGGTCCATTTATAATATAAGAATCTTTTTCTTTTTGTAATACACCATCAATAAAGACTAACGCAAATTCTGGAGCACTAATTATCTTAGACTCATCTTTAGAATCAAGAATTAAAAATGGACCGTTAGATCCTTTAGTATCACTAGTATTAATAGTACATCTAAGATAAGCACCTACTCCATGAGCAAAGAATTTTTCAACAGCTAATGGTTCATAAACTGTTTTTGTATTTTCATTCTGACCCCAAATAGGTGGAGCATCAAAAACAATCTTATTTGGTACAGTAGTTCTATCAATATAATAAGAAGTTGTGTGTTGTAAAACCCCACTTAATGCTACAAATAGATCTTCATTGACTTCAGTATCAACAGCAGTTCCATCGGTATAATATAATTCAAATATATTATTTTCGTTATTAATGTAATCTGGTTTAGATATAGATGAAGTTCCAACTCCTGTATTTAATGTTTGCTTAACATTCTCATATAAAGAATCTAATGCAGAAGAGACATCTTCACATTCTTTCAGTACCCCATTAACTAATTGTGGATCTGGTAGTATATTAATATTTGTATAAGACTGTGTATTTGACCAATATCCACTATCATTATCATTCTGTCTTATTAACGCAACCGCATTAACTCCTCTCTCAAGAATAACTTCAACACTAGAAACATATGTTGCTATTGCACTTTCAATTTGAGCACACAAAGGTACTTGATTATCAATACGAATTGAACTATCAGTAACAGCACCTTGATTTCTCATTGCTTTTATCATCAAATCTCTTGCTTGATGGAAAGCATATAAAGCTTCTGGTAACTCACCATACAAGTGAGTCATATCATTTCCAACAAAGAAACTTCTTGCAAAGTGAATTATCTTTTCATTTCCACCATATCTCAATGAGTAATTAACAGCATCAATTAAATATCCCAAATCTCTTTCACACTTAGCAGTATATCCTGTAACAGCATGTGATGGATACTTAGCATCAACAGCAGCAATAGCAGAAGCAATAATATCAGACTTGTTCCTTTCAATTAACAACGAAGCATCATAATAAGTACCATCATTAAGAGGACTAAATGAGAATATCATTTGAGCATTATCTGAAGGAAGAGCAGAATCAGCTGGTGTTAAAGCATAATAAACTGATGATCCAATACGAAGATAGAAACCTTCCCCAACCTGAGTTATAGAACTAACTGTATTTGTATTATCATCAAGAGTAGTATTATCAGAAATGATATTTACTGATGTCTCTGCAAGAGGAAGAGAATTTATATTTTCTACTTCTGTATCAGATAATTTTCTTCCAATTCTGATATTTCTATCATCAACAATTTGAATAACTCTTGCTTCTTTAGGAAATGCCCTACCAGCACTAACTCTCATACCCAAAGCAATATTATTTGTGTCACTAATAGTAACTTGGTTAGTACCAGGAGTCCAAGAAACCTGACGATCAATATAATCCCAGTTCCTCATTGCTAACTTAGCAAGACGATTCATGTAACTGAATGCTTCTATAGTTGCTTCTAACTCAGAAATCTTATCTCCATTAGGTTTAGTAGGATCAACTAAGACTGCATCACCTATTAAAGATGTAAGAGTATCATTAGTAAAATAAGATTCAGCAGCAAGAATAGTCTTTTCATTTCCTCCAAATCTCAAATCATGTGCTACAGCATCAACAAACAATCCTATATCTCTTATACACTTAGACTCTAAAGATCCCCATGATAATACTGGATACTTATTCTTAATATAACCAAGTGTTTCTTCTTGAATAAATGTTCTATTCATCTCAAGCTGATTAGCAGCATCTATCCAAGTTCCAGTCCTCTGGAAAATATTTCTAATCTTCTTAAGATATCTCTGATTTAAACTATCTTTCTTAAACTCAAATAATTTACCATAGAATGTAACACCAGGAATATCTTGTTCATTCTTAACAGATGGTCCTAATGGAGGTTGAGCAAAAGTAATTTGATCTCCAGAAATAGTATAAGAAACACCAGGTTCCTGTAATATACCATCCAAAGTAATAATCAATGACTGCTCATTATATGGTCTTACTATATGTCCATTAATATCTTTTAATGTAAATGTTGTTCTACCTTCTAAATTACCTTTATTTGTAAGAGATCCATTGAAAGGAGCATCTAAGAATATATTACCAGCACTAATCTCAGAAAGACTTGCTGTATCAAGAGATGCAGAACCAACACCCTTCTCAACATTAAGGTTCTTCATCAGTACAATATTTTGAGTAATCTGTTTCTTAGTACTCTGTACTGTAATCTTATTCTTTTCTGGATTCCATGCTTGTATAACACTAACTCTACTAACACTAGTGTTTCCTGGCATTCTATTTTGTCCAGATGATTCAATTAATACTTCACCGAATAATTGGAATCCAGCTGGATGAGTAGTTTCTTTAATTAAAGATCTCCAATTATCAACAGGAGTCTTTGATTTTATCAAATAAGAATAATCTTGATAATAGTATGAATCATGAATCTTCTGATTGGAATCACTAATCTTACCATAATCAGAACCATAGTAACCTAAGTTATCAAAATAAGTTTTAATAACAGGAGAAAATTTCGTAAAACTAATACTTTTTAATTTGGCAGTTTCATAAGTTCCAAGACCAATAACATCTTGATCTTTTCTAAAAATCCCTGTAACTCTATCAACTATAAGAATATTAGATCCTTCAATCCATGAAGTAACTCTTGCTCTAGCAACTTCTACATTATTAATTTTTTGAATTACAATCTCACCTTTTCTATAAATTGGTAATTTTTTTGATATTGATTTTAGAATCAATACAGAATTAGATTTAAAAGTAGATTGTAATGAAAAATCATTATGATATAATCCACCATTATTAAATATCTTGATACTAGTTGGAATACCAATATCATTACTACTTAAATAACATTCTACATTTTTATCAACAACACCATCATTATTATAGATTCCTGTTACTATTGGTATCCTACTATAATCACGACCAATATTTACTATATTAACAGATGCTATTTCACCAACAGCAAATGATGACTTAGTAGTATACGAAATAGATCCACTGCCATCATGAGGTGCTTTTACACCAGTTAAATATACTATATCTATAGATGTTGTATATAAAGATTTTTTAGATCCTTGTAAAGGATCTTCAACTATATTAAAATAAGATCCTTCACTAGAAACTATACCATTTTCATCATAATAATAGTATTTTGAATAATATACTTCTTCTTTATTTGTATAAGTATTGGAATCTGTTCTTGCTCCAAATCCTAATTTAAGATCAATCAAAGGTGGAACCTTTAATAACTCAGGAGTAACTATATTAAAATTAATACTAGGAGAAATATTAAACTTCTTACCAGTCATTGATGAATGAGTAACATCAAAGTTATATTTGTAATATTTCTTAATATCAATTATAGGATTTCTAGTAAATGTAGATCCATCTGTGGAAAACTCAAAATATATCTGTGGAGATGAATAACTCTCAATCTCTACCAGTCTAGATTTTGGAGAACTCTCATCAAAAAATACTGATGTTAATGATAAAGAATCAATACTGGTCAATGATTGATTGTAATCATAAACAAATACCACTTTTTGTGTTACTGAATCATACGATAATACAATTGCATTATTAGAATCCTCGGTAACAACACCAGTACTATTAATTTTATATCCACTAGAGAGGTTATACCCTGGATCATTCACTGCAACAACAGCACCATCAAAATGATCTACCTTATTAGATCCTCTTTGAACTATAACAGTATTGTCTACAATACCTTCTACCTTGACAATTTCATCACCTATTATAAGATGATCATTAATTTTTATATCTAAAGAACTATCAAGATGTAATTTAGAATTTTCAGATGAGAAACCAACATGGTCAACACGAACTGCTAGCCTTGGTTCACTTGTATCAGTCTTAGCTAAAGCTGTATCTCCTACAGTAAGAAGATCAAATTTATTATAACCAGTACCTTTTTCAGTTATCTCTACTTTTGTTACAAGATTGTTCTGAACTGTGATTTTTGCTTTAGCACCATTACCAGTTCCACCAGTTAATGCTATATTCTCATAAACATCATCTGTATAATTTGCACCACTATTGAGAATCTCACTTCTTCCAATTCCTGTATCGCTGAGAACCCTTGATATGACTAGGTTTTTAAGGGTTACTTCTTGATATATTCTACTTCTTACAAAATAATTAGTTGTTGTTGTATTATCATCTGGATTTATATCAACATCAATATCTGCTCCAACATTAACATTATGTGGTACTGAAGTAGTAAGTAAAGCTACATTATCAGTTATTTCAAATATTGAAAGATTTGAACTTAATGGTGTAATAGAGAAAATCTTAGATCCAGTAGTATCATTTAAATTTTCACTTGATAAGAACAAAGTAGTTGAAGGAACAAACCCTGTTTTTGTAACTTTTAATTTTACACTATTTTGATTTGTTGTTGATTCTAAAACTTCTCCCCTAGCAACAGGTTCAACAGCTATACCATCTTCCAATACTACTATAGCTCCTTTACTATAAGAGGAACTTTTATCTAATATCAAAGAAACAACTTCAGTATTAGAAGATAGTACATCTGTACTATTAAATGTTCCTGTTACATTCTTTAAAACAAATGTCTTAGCAGATATAACATCACCAATTAAAGTTCCTGTAGCACCAGTATTTGCTTGTGTAATGGTATCTCCAGCAAAAAGGTATCCGATATTACTAAGATCAAAATAAAGAACCTTAGAAGACTGAGAATCTAATGATACAACACTACTCCCTTTAACAGAAGAAACCTCACCAACAACACCAGATCCTCCAGTATTACTGTTATCAATAACTAATTTATTACCAACAGAAAAATTATTTCCACTACTAGCAATTGTAGCAGATGATACAGTTCCTCTAGTTACTTCAGCAATTTGAGCAGTAGTTAAATCCCCATTCTTATCAATACCACCTGTTCTCAACCTTAAAGCTGTATTTGGTATATCATCTTGAGATATCTCTGAATTATAATTAGAATCTATTGGTATAGAATAATAATTCTTTCCTATAATATATGGGAATACGGGTTCATTAGAACTATTAACAGTAACAAAATATGCATAAGTACCATCAGGAAATTCTGGTGTAACACAAAAACGTCCATTATTTTCATCTAATGTTCCGTATCCAGGAATATAAGTATAATCATTAATAAAAGAACCTAATGGATTAGAAGAATCCTCTGCTGGTCCACCTACTCTTGCTGTATTCAAAGAGTAACTAGATGTCATCTGAGAAATAGCACTAGTAGAATCTAATGGTTCATAATACCCATAAGCACCATAGATAGGATTTCCATCGTATGCAAATCCAAGAATAGGTGAATGAGATCCTCCATTATCATTTGTTCTTAACGTAGAGGGAGAAGCATAATAAGCATATCCGTGTCCCTTGGAAGGAATAATATTATCAAACTTATATCCATTATCAAAGTCTAGATTTGAATTTGTAATATTATGCTTATAATACCTATCTTTTCTCCATTCTTTTATAGATGCAATTCCAGTAGCACCAGATCCATCTGGAATAATATCAACAACAACATTACCATGTGTATAAAGACTTCCACCAGTTATTTTTGTAAACCCAGTAATCTGACCAGAAGTTGAAACTTCTGCAATATAACTTGCATACCTACCCTTACCCACTTTATCTGCTATTCTAATTTGTGGTGGATGTGAATAGTACTCACCAGGATTATCAATAATAAGACTTGTTATTTCTCCATTGGTAACAACAGCAGTTGCTTTAGCATTCCTACCAGATACAATATCTACTGTTGGTATAATATCATACTCACCAGGAACATCAACAACTACTGATTCAACAACCTGACCAGCAAGTTTTGCACGTGCTATATTTGGAGTATTATTTACCAATACAAAAGGAGCATTATTATACCCAGTACCCCTATTGATTATAGAGATACTTTCAATAGCACCACTATAAACAACATCTTCATCCTTATAACTTAGAAATGGAATACCATTAATAGCAATACCAACATCTCTATACTTAGTCTCATAAGACTCAGTTGTAGAAATAGGTCTCTTCCTAATAATTTTTAAATATTTCTGATCAGTTCCACCAGTTGATATACCTGCTCCTATAACATGAGAAGGCCAACCAGAAGATGCAATATAATAAGAATCATCATCTTCATATATTGCTGAAACATTAGAATTTAATTCAGGTACAGCAGGTGTAATTCCATACAATTCCCACCTAATGTTATTTTGACTATCAAGAATTCTTACATCATCAGTAGTAAAACCTGGTTCCGAAATATCAATTGTATCACCAACATTTGAATAAGGAACACTTTTGGTATTTTCAACACCATAAAAAATACCATAAACCAACATAGTTACATTGGAACCAGATACAGTATCTCCATAAGTTACTATAGATCCTACAGAATGAATACCATTAGAGGTTCTATCTGATATAACAAATTGATTTACGTTCTTTTCTTTATATGAAAATTTTTCTCCATCTATAAAGAATTGCCCTTCCTTATCCCAACCAAGAGTAGAGAATACATTAACTCTATTACCAATGGTATCTAAAGATGTAATATCCTTTGTTAACTTTGTTTTATTTGCAATACTAAAAGATCCATTTATAGTATCTTCTGCAAGAATTATCTCGTATAAATCATCACCATCATATTTTCCAGTATATGTAACATTATCAACTATCGCAGAAGCGTATATACCAGTAGTTTGAACAATTTTATTACCTATTAAATCAACAGGATTGCCACTTACAATCTTTACCTTTAAAGAATAGTTATTAATCCAAGTGGAATCAGAAGACTTAATTGTGAAATCTCTAGGATATAAGATAGATGGATTAGGATCATCTTTAATTAAACATTTGAATAAGAATTTAATTGAATTATCAGTACCCTTTGATTGATAAAAACTAGTTATATTCTTTATTAATGTTCTCTTATCAACTTCTTCTTTTAAATATGCTTCTGGAAAATCTGCAAGATATTGCTTTTCAAAACTCTTTACAAGAGCATATAAAAATAAATTACTAATATTTTGTACAGTACTACCATTTACATGAGTAGTAGCTTGTGTTGTTACAAAATTACTCTTGGTATATAAATCTCCTAAAGTCGTATTACCACTTACACCACGACTTACATCTAAAAACTGTGTTTCATTTCTACTATCATAAAAACATATCTCATCATCTATCTTAATATACCCACCTTTCTCTGGGAATGAAGTAGCATCATCTACTGTTATAACAGTGTCTGCATCACTAAGTACTCCAACCAGTGTAGTTGACTGCTTTAATATATCATTTTCATAAAAATCAATATCACGATAACTCTGGATATTACTAATAATATCCAAAGGTTGTCCTTGAATCTCTAATTGCTCATAATACTTTTGTATGAACTTACTAAAAAGTTCATACTCTTCGTTTATGAAATCTGGTAATTGAGACTCAATTAAAAATGAGATCTTATTTGCAGTCTTTATCACTCTTTATATGCAATAAATTTACTCTTTGACACATCTACGTCTAGATATGCCTCACGTTTAACTTCAATATCTTTATTAGCAGGTTTGACTCGTAACTCAATACGATTATCAGAATAAGTACCTTTTAAAATAGTAAAGTCGTACAATTGAACTTCACCTTTTTCATAATCAACGGTTCCCACAGAATCATCTAACAATATCTTTTCACCAGTTAAGGAATCTAGTCTATATAGGACTATTTTGCCATCTCTATCCTCTAAGTAAGTTGTATACTCTGGATATTCAAATACTGTCATTCCAGTGGATGAAACAACGGAACTATCACAATCTTTAAGGAATTTATTTTGGAAACATACTTCATAGTATGAAGATGAATTTATCTGTGCTATAAAATCCTTTCTCATAATAATATTAGTATCATTAGAATTAATAGAATTATTGCAATTATCAATAACACTAATAAATTTACTATATCTAAACTTTCCGTTAAACTTTTCTGTATCAGATGTTTTAAGATATTCAGTTATACCAGTTGCAACCTTAGCAGCAATTTCCTGTTCTATCAATTTTGTTTGATTTCCATCATAATATACTTTGCTATCCAACTCAAGATAAAGAATTGAAGGATTAACAAACTCTGGTTTGATTGAAGCAACAGTATATTGTTTTAACTCTTTAACCAATTCATTCTTTGTATAAGAAGACAAACTAGATGCTTCTGTTGGTTTTATAGAAATGAATACTTTACCATATGCAGGTGGTTCTTGCTCTTCACCACCAAATACAATAATATCACTCACTGCTGGATATAAATTCCTGACAATTGCCTTGTAATCGTTTGATGTGACTGCTCTGTTTTGTGATCCGTAATACTTAGGAGCATTGTGTTTAATCTTACTAATACTTTCAATGTCTGCTCCACCTGAAGCAATAGATTTCGTAATTAAACTAGAATTAGCAAATGGTTGTTGTATTACATTACCATTCTCATCATTTAATATACCATTAAACTTAAATTTACTTGCACCATTAGTAGCAACACCATTTGTTATGATATAAGTTATTTCAACTACTTCACCGTCTTCTAATTTTCTTCCCAAAACACCATCACCAAAGAAGATTTCGTAATTTTCATCTTCTTGCTCATTAATAAAGAATACCTTATCATCAGATCCAATATCTAATATATTATTTGCCAATTTATAGGTATCAAAATTAACAGAACTTCCAGAAGGATATACCTTTACTTTTATAGTATTAGTATCAACTGAAGAATTCTCAATAATAAATCTTTGTTTTGTTGAAAGATCCACTGATGTAGTCATTTTCATCAAAGAACCTTCGTATACCTTTATGTCAGTAAACGAAGCAACATTATTATCAACACTTACTTCATAATCTTCATTTAAAACGAAACGATATAAGGTATCATCATAATTTGTTACAAATCCACTACCAGCTTTATACACAACAGTTGCTGGTGCAGTTTGAGTAAAGGTTAGATCTAAATCTATAGTAGCACTAGGTGCAGTAACAGACTTAGGATTATATCCTAACTGTTTTGCTAAAGACACTACATTGTCTCTCAGAGTCGCTGAGTCAAGAAATAACTCATTGACTACCATGTTTGTATTGAAGGCAGTGTAATACGTGTTATACGCCAATACATCAAGGATTTGGCTTATTGCTGACCCTTCAAAATCGTAATCACTGAAATCAGTTTGTGCTCTCATGTATTCTTTGAGAGTTGTTTTGATATCAACGAAATCTAAATTGTTTAATTGAGTGTATGGCATTATCTCGTTCGTTCTAGGAAGAAGTCTACCGCAGTAGGTGGAGCATCAATGCCATCTATAGTGTAAACCATTTCAACTTCAAAACCATTATTATCATAATCTGGAGTTACTTCAACATTTTCCAAATCTACTCTTGGTTCAAATTTGTTTATAGTATAAACAATATTTGCCTGTATTTGAGCTGCAGTACCATAATCTAGTGGTTCAAATAGATAGCTTCTTATGCTTGATCCGTATCTTGGGTTGAATAGACGCTCTCCTTTATTAGTAAGCAGTAAATTAGTTAATGCTTGCTTAATAGCAGAAGCATCCCTACTAACAACTAAGTCATTAGTAACAGGATGCTTCTTAAATGTGATATTAATGTCCTTAAAGGACAATTTGGTCGTCATCTACCGACAATATACGAAGTCAGTAGTTATTTAGCGATTATAGAATAATTTTCTGCGTAACTTTTGGTGGAGGAGTAATTATCTTCTTTTTATCGTTCCAAGTTTGCCCTGGTTGCTCCCTTCTTTTCTCTTGTTGTTCAACATCAGATATAGAATGTCCTAATGTAATATTCCACGACAATGCAATTCTATCTTCATCAAAATAGTGACTCTCAACCCAATGAGGTAACCAACTACCGAATGTCATACCATGACCAGGTACAGGTAATTTAGCAAATGTGGGTAGAACATCCAATCCTGCTGAAGCACCGCTTCTAGGATCAGGTACACAGAACCTTCCCCCTACTTCCTCTCCATCCTTTTCTTCCAAACCTTCCATTTCTTTTGGTACTTGTAACCAATATGTACCACTAATGTTACATCCTGGATGAGTGTGGTAATTTGAATAGCAACCATTGGGTAAAATCATGCCCCAACACTCAACATAGGAATCATCAGGGATTTCCCTATTAGCATAGGTACTAGCAGTATTCACTATAAGATTATATAAATCTCTTGACCACTGTTCGTCTATTAGATGTAAATTCTTTTCAGAGTGCCATGCTTTTGGTCCATTCGCAGAATAGTTATTTTCTGGATTTGGATTCTTTTCTCGTTCCGCATAGAGATGATCTATTACGGACTTATTGAATTCAGTTGAATTTTCTAATTTAAATTCAATTAGAATTGTCGGAAACAGTGTTGCTGTCCTGTGTTGAAATTCTAGCATTAATTTTAGTTACATTATGTTTGGAGATTTCAGACAACAATTTATCTGAATCTTGGTCAGTTATAAGTCTTTTACCAGACTTAATGAAATCGTCACTCTTGTCGGTCTTCATCACAATGATTCTCGTCACTAGTGTTATTTAGATATTCACCAGTGAGTTTATCTCTCTTACGTGTATTACCAAAGTATTTTTGATCCTTAACGAATGAGTTGTTTTCTCTTGGTGTGCAATATCTTAGATTTTCCACATTGGAATTCCATGTATCACCATCTATATGATCTATGATAACAGTATCCCTAACCCACTGTCTCCAGACCTCTGGAACGTCATTCCAGGTTTCCTTTAACTGATCAGGTGGATACTCATCAATAGGTCTCCAAGTGTCCATAACTGCCTTATGGAGGTCTATTGTGATCTGAGGTGCTTTAGCAGTCTTATTATAATGGTATTCGTATCTATCGTCAGACCAGTCATGGGGGAGGACGCAATTAATACGAGGGTATGCTTTCCTTGGTTTACCATCTGGTGCTACTTTTGCACCAGCACTATAGACCTTAGAAGCTTTTAACCAATTTGGATGATTTGAATCTCTTGGAGTATTACCATTTCGTTTCATGTCTGCTCTACCACAGGGAACCAGTGGTTTTCCAGTAGAGACAGCCTTGGTACTCCAAGGTTCACCCGTTTCGGAAATAAAATAATTTGGTATAGTTTTACCAAATCTACGGATTGGACGGAACTTTTCAGTTCCAAATACAGTAAGCATATCGGAGCTTTCGGCGTTTTGGTCGGAGGAAGAGGTATTATCGGTATTCATTTTCTACCTTGACCTCGGTATCGTTTCCCACGCCCATTTCGTGCTGACGCACTAAGCTTCGTATTCTTTGACATCCCTTGACGAGTTGTCTTGGGTTTTGCAGGGATGTAATTCCCACCATTCATAATTGCCATGAATAAAATTCATAAAGTTAAACTATATATGCAGGATAGTCATATATAATATTCAATTGTTGTATAACTTAATTAAGTCTTTATACTCCCTTAGTACCAATAAGTACGGTTGCCACTCCACTCGTGACTGTGCCAGCATCTACTTGACTGCCAACAACTGCCACAGGTTTCTTGTTAACTAAAACAGTTGGTATACCCGTAAGGATTGGCATGGCATGTAGACCAGTACACAGGGGTGGCACACCAACTGGATGTAAAATAGTCAATGTCTCAGTCATCTTAGCAACACCTGCACCAATCGCAATTAAATTTCCACCAGCACCTGCAAGTACTGTCTTAGATAATGTTAATGGATCAAGTGTAGTAGTAACTGTACATAAATGTCCTGTTGCTATTGTACTTGCACCAGTTGCTATTGGTCCTGGGACTGCCATTGCTTTAATTCCTCTATACTGTTATGAATATAATCTAGTGTTTCTGCTATACTCTCATGCTTCTGGGATTTCGGTGGCTTGTACATCAATTGGGGGTACTCTAAGTTCAATACCCTTTGTTCCACCATCGTCAACCTCTCGGACAACTGTTGGAGTAATTCGTTGCACTTCTGTATTGTCAATTGGTTGTCTTGATTCATTATCTATTCCAGAAAATCGTTTTGCTGCTGAGTATTCAAAGTTATCACAGAATTCCTCAAAGTTATTCAGTATGTCTTCTAAATTAGGTTGTTCTTCCATAATCTGTTCCTGAAGGTGGTTCGGGCGGACCATCGGGAGATGGTGTTTTATTGAATCTTACGTTTAAATCCAAATCTATTAGTTTGTCTTCAAGTGATACTATTCTACTTGCAAGTTGTTCAAGTAATTCGGTAATCCGTTTGATTTGACGGTCATGCACATGTACAGCATACTTTGGATTCTCCAAAAGCTGCTGATGTGCGATTTCTTCCTTTGATTGTTCCATTATATCATACTCAGGTTTTTTGGGCAATTTTTTGCTGGAAAATTTTTTTCAAAATCAAGGTTTTGAATTTTAAATTTCGCAGAAATATTTATATCTCGTTGGGATACTTTTGTAGACTTTCAAATGGTTAGGAGTCCCACTCGGCAACCCCATCGGGTCGGGGATCACAAAAAAACCCTGTCATTTCGGACAGGGTGTGTTAGACTGTTAAAACCGTGGATCGCCTAAGTCGTCCATCACATCTTGTAAGAAATTGACTGGACTAACCTCTACTGTGTGCGGTTGGCAACTGTAAGGGTTGGGAAGATCGTAAGATCCAGTCCTCTCAAATCTTTCAAGGATTGCTGCCATTGCTGCTTGAACAACGGGGTCACGGCGAGCAGCAGCGTTAGTAAGGAAAATGTTTTTCATACTCTTATTATAGAGGATTGGGTGACGGTTGCCCATCACCCTTAACAATTTGTTAGAATCCAGGTGCTATGAGTTCACACCTTATGCCTGCACCCTGATAGAATGCCAACATGTCCAACGCCTTCTGATAAGTGTTGAACGTGATACGCCTGGACTGTCGCTGGTCAGTCGGTGTCCAATAGCGGATTGCAGTTGATGTGCTCATTTAAATAAATGCGTTGTTGGTTTGGACTTGTGAGATAAGAACGCTGTCTTGCCTGAACTGTTTTTTATACGCTGCTGCGATGCAGTTCAAACTCAGCATGTGCTCATCAACCTCATTGTCTGGACACTCAAGATAAAAAATCTTAGTGTTTTCCAGTTCACCTTTCCAGAGACCTTCGCCATCTATGAAAGTGCCATACTCAAAATGTGGCATGATCTCACGCTTAATGAATGAATTCATCATGCTATCGGTAACAGTCCCATTATCGGGGATGTTGCGTCCCATGATTAGTTCAAGTCGTTTCATAAGATTTCCTTGAGTACATACACAGTATAGCAAGGCAGCGAAGAAAAAAAGCATACTGTGTACCAGTTTGTAAATTGGTTGGGTGTGGATCAGTAATCATATAAGAAGTGTACAGGCAGATGTCTGACTGCTAGTTGAGGAATTACAACAGACGGTTGAGAATTACTTCTCTTACTGTCACCTCACTCCGTAGAGTCTCAGGGATGCCATGTATGCCGTATTCAAAATGATTAAACCCTGATCCACGGGTGTTGAGGACTTATGTTTGCAGAGGTTCGTTTTAAAGAGATTTCCACAGTACGATCACCATGTTCAATACACGGTCATTTAAGATCCTTCTGAATTGGTTCTCACCCTTGCCTGTCTTACGGATGCCTCAACATTTATATAATAGCAATAAAAAAGCACCCGTGGGGTGCTAGTGTGACAGTTCTTAAAGTGGTTGCAAGTCAGCTGGATTTTCTCATAATTCCTCTACACTCTCAATAGTCCATTCAGAGGTGAATTCATCCTCTATGTCAAAATCTCTAATATTGGCATGTGCTTTGTCACATGCCTCGTCTTCAGTTTCTGCTTCAACTAAGATCGTGAAGTAGTTCACCTCTGAACATTCAATACGAAATTGATTCATGAGAATAAGGGACGCATGTAATCTTTAAACTCTTCACACATAGCGGCGGCGAGTATGCGTAATTGCTTCTCGTCTGAATTGTTGCCATCTGCCACGAGTTCATCATAACATGCCTGTCTTATTCCTAAGTCGGTGATGTCATACTCATGTAGTTTGACGTGTTGAAAAAAACTCATAGTCCGTTTAGAAAATCATGTAGGTCGTCAACGTATTCATTATACGTTGCGTTGGGATACCTGTTAAGGTAGAATTGTGGCACTTGCTTAAG